TACGAAACATACGCAGGTATGTGTATCCATCCAAGACTGTGTTGTAGTACTTGGCACTGGATATAAACTATTTGTTAGTATTATTTTAACATCTATGTTCTCAGAAAACAACCACTTAGGCGGTTTATTTTGAAATATAAAAATCTTGCCACCTTCGACTTTCCCACCATAACCGCTGTCTTTGACCCACTGATTAAATCCTCGATCCTCGTCTTTGTCTAATCTAAAACAAACACGGATTTCTGTGGTATTCATTTGATTTCGTTCGGCTTCTATACAAAACTCTTTAACCCAAGACTGCGAAGCATCACCCTTGTTTAAAATAACAGCAACAACGCCGTTGACGGACTTCTGTATTTCAAAAAACTGATTTAGACTTTTTAACCAAAACTGTGTAGCAGTAGAACTAGCAATCTTTTCTACCAGATTTTCTGGGGTTTCTTTAAGGGGATAACCCATGGCCTTGGCCGTTAACAGATCGTGGCCTTGATTACAGATTCTACGCTCTTCCCACCATTGAACTACCTCCTCACTGGCATTACAAAGATCCACTGTGGCACCAAAGTGCTTGATACAGTAAGGGGCAATTTCTTCCTCATTTTGCCATATTTCTTCAACTTCGCCTAGAGCAATCATAAACGTATCATCAACGTCAAAGTTATGCTTTGTGGCAAACTCAAATATTTCAACAAGGTTAAAATTATAAAATTTCAGTCGACGAATTTTTCTTTCGGCATCCCACATGCTGGAACTGTAGTCTTTGGTAACCGGTGAAATTTCTTTCTCAAATACCTCTTTTAAGGCAAAAGGAAACTTAACGCAGATCCACATTTCTCCATGCTCATCTTTCTCAACAAAGATTTTTTTTGTGAGATCTAGCAATCTAAAATCAGTTCGCCACTCAGGATTGACCAAAGTATCTTCAAAATCAAGTCCCGCCATTTTTGCGTAGAGCTTGTATTTTTGAAGGATTTTTATGAGGAAATTTGCCTGATTTTTAGTCAGCTGGCCAGACGTTGATATTACAACATAAAAACTATTTGCGGCTGATTGATCCTGATGTTGGAGATCGATATTTTTATTATCGCACAGGTCCATGAACTCAAGAAACAGATCTTCAACATATCGTGATTTTAGCATCTATATAGTATAGCACCTAAAAATGAGAAAATCAACTGATTTTTTTCAGTTTTTCTTCAAGGTGAGTTTCAAGGCGTTTAAGCGGTATGCCTTGACCAATTTCTTCAACGGTCCACTCGGCATGTGTTAGTTTTAGAAACCATTCTTCTCGATCAGGTAGTTGTGGGTTTTCTAAATTTTCCCATTTTTCACTGACAGGAAACGCCAAACTTGACTGGTCACATATCATAGGGGTTCCATGTATTGCGGCTTGGACTGCTGGCCCACTGTTGTGATTGATCACACAATGGTATCCGTAATCAATGTTGAACTCGTCATAACTGTTTTCAATCTTTCTCGGAACATCAAATACCGCATCAACAAATTTTTCACGTAAAATTGACCTAGGATGGGGTCTAACCACAATTCTTCGGCTGGTGTATTTTTTAATTTTATCTATGGTTTCATGTACCCATTGTTCCATTGAGGGGAGGCCGTCCCACTGAAGGCTCTTGGCATGTTGGGTGGCAATTAATATTTCACTGCGTCTTCGAAGATTCAGCTGTTGTAAAAAAATACCTAATTTTTGTGGTCTCATGGGGTCTAAATTTTCAATGTTTCCAAAAACTCCAAGACCATTGATATGATCTAAACAGATCCTCCAGGTCACACCTCTTTTGAGATTACCTACCTCAATAACAATGATTGGTTTTTTATTTTTTATACAATAATTGTAAATCTCTTGATTTGCGGCCATGCGTCCATGCCATAAAACTGACCAAATTACCGCCACATCTTCATTTTCGTTAACAATTTCATGGCCTAGGGTTTTTGCACCAATGGCGAAGGCATCGAATATCGGAGGACTGTTTAAAGCCCCATAGTTTCTGTAAAGTTTGAATTTCATATGCAATAAATAACTGAGTATTTAATTCAAACCTATGTCAAAGTTTATAAAACGTGTCTTAAAAACCAGTGGAACCAAAGCCTCTAATGTGATTCTCATTGGGAACAATCCCGATTACCTAAACGATCTGATATCAGGTATGAAAACTATATTCTATGTAGATAGTACGCCGCCTCCTAAAGAAAAAAATATTATTCCTATAAAAGATATTGGATTTTTTAACGAGTTAAACGATATCCAGGTGGTGTTTATCAATCAAGGCTTCGATAATAACGTTTTACAATTTTTAGTACCGTTAACTCGTAAATGTTCCCCTACAATTTTTTTAAATCAGGCTTATCCTATTAATCGAGATTACTATGATTTATTTAAACGCATCCACTATGAACAGATAACTATAATTGAACCATACCAAATTTGGAAAGTCATAAGAAAATGAAAATTGCTGTCGTAACTACCTTTCACGAAGAAGGTTTAAAAAAATATGCACAAAACATGATTGACAGTTTTTGTGAAAAGTGGCCCGAAGAGGTTACCTTGCATATCTACCCTGAGCTTTGTAACCCTGCTATTAAAAATCATAACCACGTAACTCTAAAACGCCTAGAAGAAGTACCAGAGTTAATGGCATTCAAAGAAAAGTGGAAAAATGTTCCAAAAGCTAATGGAGATGTCAGCGACGATCCAGTTAGAAGTAAACGTAGAGATTCCGGTAAAGGATTTAAGTGGGATGCTATAAGATTTGCCCATAAAGTCTATGCAATCTTTGATTGTGCAAGGACCACTGATGCAGACATCCTGTTATGGATGGACGCAGATATGATTTGTCACAGTCCTATTACTATAGAAACTATATTAAGATTGTGTCCAGCAGATAAAGATTTATGTTTCCTAGGAAGAAAAGGAAAATTCAGCGAGTGTGGCTTATATTCTATGAATTTACGCAGTCCTGCAATTAAACAATTTTTAGAAAAGTTTCAGTTGATGTATGATGATGCAGAAAACGGTATTTTTAAACTAGCCGAGTGGCACGACAGTTTTGTATTTGATGCTGTAAGGAATTATGTTAAAACAAACGAATTAGATTGGAGTGGTCACCTAATCACCGGCGAAGGTCATCCTTTAATTAACAGCGAATGGGGTGCATACCTCGATCACTTAAAAGGCAAACGTAAAGATTACGGGAAAAGCCTAGCAGCGGACTTAAAAGTAAAAAGAAAAGAAGGATATTGGCAATGAAACAATCACACGGTTTTTGGTTTCCGGATTATGACGATCATTTTCCGAAGATGCTTAATAAAAGCATGTTGAAGGACGGAGTTGCCAGATATCAATGGAGGGCAAGAGATGCTGCCACTGCCGCATCTAATCAAAAAAGAGTCTGTATTGACATTGGAGCCAATGTAGGACTATGGGCTTGTGACCTTGTTAAATCTTTTGACCATGTTATTGCCTTTGAGCCGGTAGGCGAGTTTATTGAATGCTTTAAAAAGAATGTACAAGGTACTAATTACACTATCCACCAAATGGCATTAGGTCGAGAAGATAGCTTTATCGAAATGAATATTGTTCAGGGCAATACCGGACACACTCACATTAATCAATCATCTATTGGCAAGGGCACTATTCCTTTAAAAACATTAGATAGTTTTAATTTTACAAATATTGATATGATTAAGATTGACGTCGAAGGTTTTGAAGGTGAAATCCTTGCAGGTGCGATGAAAACTATAGAATTAAACAAACCAGTGTTAGTCATTGAGCAACAAAAACATGAATATCAAAACGATATGAATGAAACTCCAGCCATTAAGATTTTAGAAGGTTGGGGCTATTGTGTGGTTGAACAGTTTAATAAAGATTGGGTTTTAAAATGGGAAAAGTAATCAATAAAAATAATCTTTCAATTGATAATTTTCATAATACTGTAATTGTAGGGCCCGAGATAGATAATCCTATTGGTAAGAGACAAAAGAAAGGTCAACGAAAAGCTGCATTAGATGCATCGATAGCTGCTTGCACGATAGACGGCTATGTCTGTGAATTTGGAGTATATTCCGGCATGTCATTAGAAAAAATATCCTCTGAATTTAGTAATCAACCAGTCTATGGGTTTGACAGTTTTGAAGGACTTCCTGAAGAATGGCTTATGAATTCACAAGGCAATGGATGGGGTAAATCTCAATTTGCTTTAGATGTATTGCCAGTTATTAGAGATAACACTGTACTAGTTAAAGGTTGGTTCGACCAATCATTACCAGGTTGGCTTAAAGATCACCAAGGTCCTATGAAGTTTATTAACATTGATTGTGATTTATATTCAAGTACCAAGACGGTGTTAACTTTATTAAACTCGCAAATTGTTCCAGGAACTGTAATTCAATTTGATGAATTATATTGTTGGGGCAATCCCAGTGACTACGAATACTGGGAAGAACACGAATACAAAGCATTAAAAGAGTGGTTGGAAGAATTTGATAGAGAAGTTGAAGTACTGCATAGAAGCAGATACTTTCAAGCTGCTATTAAAATTATCAAATAATACCTCTATAGAGATTTAATCTTTCTCTAAGAAATCTCCATGCTTCGCCAGAAGCTATTTCATCATCGTTCCAATGACTTTGACAAATACGATCAATCCACTCTTGTCTATCAGGCATTAGTGGATTTTCTATGTGTGAAAGATCGGTGTGACATAACGGCCAAGTTTGACTCTGATGAGGCGACGGATCTGTAACAAATACCGGAACTCCACTGATTAAGCTAGCGATACCCGGACTGCTATTGTAAGTTATTGTAGCCCAGCAATTTACTAAGTCATCTAATAAACTTGCTGTTCTACTTACAACATAATCTTTAGAAAATGTTAAACTATCTTGTCTGCGATCGCCTGGATGTTTTCTAACTACAATAGGTCTGCTAGTTCTTTTTCTAATTTTTCTTACAGTCTCGTCTAACCACTGTTGCACACTTTGACCGCACATACTCCAGCCATCGACTCGTTGTAGACAAACTAATATATGATTTCCATTAGACCTATAAGGCTTAAGGTCAATTCCTAATCGCTTACTAATTGACTGCCATCGATTAGGATCTATTTTATTATCAAAATAAAATCCAGTTGTAGGAAAAATTCCATTTAAGCTATAACGCAAATAATAGTTTTGTAACGTAGGATCAGAAAATTGAAATAAGTTACTGTCTATAACAATGGTATTAGGATTGTTATCTAATATTTGTCTACGTAATGCAAGATGCGGTCTAGATACATCTTGATGCACAAATCCCTGCATTACTGCAACATCGCTTTTTACAAAACGATTATCCTCAACAAATTCAATTGTGTCTCCAACAGATGCAGCACCTTGGCCAAATCTTTTTAAGACTGCAAGTTTGATTTCGTTTTTATTCTTTGGAATTGCTGCTAGATAAATTGCTATTTTCATTTAATATTGCCCAGGCATACCCACTTCTCATTTCTTCTTCGGTGAATTGAGAGTAAGCTAAATGAGCAGCCCATTCTTCAACTTCGTCTAATGTTGGACGATAAGGATCTTCTATATCACTTAGACTTTGTTTGCAAAGTCCTTGGGCAGCATTTGGTCCTAATGTAATTGCAGGTTTACCTAATAGCAATGCTTCTGTGGCGGCAATGCTATTAAATGTTATTAGACAATGAACATCTTGTGATAGCGCCATTTCTAACGTATCGTCATTTTGACGTACTGATCGACTTTGTTTTAGTCTGGTAATAATTGGTCTATCAGTATACATTCTTAAAGTTGTTAAAGTTTCTTCCATCCATTGATCTAAATCTAAATCAAAGAATTTCATTACTTTTCCACTTGGCGGACACAATAAAATATTTTTACCTTTTCTAAACTTTGTTGGTTGCCATCCAGTAGCAGAAAGTCTATCTCTTGGTCTATTAACAATTGGGCCAATATTTTGTAAATGATTTTTAGTTATTCTATGATAGTGTTTTCTTTTTGCATTTCCAAAATACCCAGTATCAATATAATAAAAATCTCTTCCAGTTTCCCAACAACTGTGAATTTGTTTACGTTTTGCAATTCCGCGAATTACCACAGGAGACATGTTATTTTCAATCATGTCCCAGGTTGTTATTTGGCCGCCAGCACCAAGTATAAAATTTTCTAACATAGGATCGTATATATTTCCTTTTCTTGCATATCTAAATTCTGAATCAACTGCATAGACTCTATTAGGTGCTACATTAGCTAATTCATCAATTAAATCTTGTTTAGATACTGTATAGTATTCGTTGTTTGGATCAATTCTATACTGGCACATCATATCAATCACTTTATTGATTTCATTAGGCAGTGTTTCGTATTTGTGTTTAGGAGGAGGAGATGTTTTACTTTGAATTAATTCTACTCTTGCTTTTTCCCAGTGATATCCATACTCACAATGCTTGTAATTATCAAACCAAGGGCCGCCTTCTGTATAGTGTATTGCTTTAGGCTTACCGTCTTTGGGTTCGTGATAGTGACCTACCAACCAGTTGTAATGGTGACTAAGTTCTCCAATCATTTCGTCTTTTAACCAAGTAAACCTATGTAGGAATTGTCCTGTTTCGGTGTTAACTAGCTCGGGAGTTAATTTTTGATTATTGATATGGCCGCAATTCCATAGTATCATAGAACTCCAATTTTTTCTTGGATAAGGCATTTGTCGTTTGCCGTCCATCTTGTTGCCTTCAGGGGGAGAATAATCGTGCTTAACAACCATTACAGCATATCGATCATCGGCTTGAGCAAATATTTCTTCTAGATTACATTCAAACAAAAAATCACAATCAACAAAAATTGCCCAACCTTTGTAATCACATAGATGTGGGACTAGGAATCTAGTAAATGTAAATTCCGTACTTGATAACGGATCCACATCTCGCCAATATAATTTTTGCTCTCGTAATTCGTCTTGTTTTAACGGAATTACTTTGGCATTTTTATTATGTTTTAAAATACTGTATTCGCATACATCATATGCAATCTGTTCTCTAGAATCGTAACCAACAAAAATTTTCATAGTTTGCTCTTTAAATTTCTTCTAGCATAGCTTTGGCACGGCCAGACACTAGCTCTTCATTGTGGAATTGACCGTAAGCCAGGTGGCAGGCCCATGCATGTATTTTATCCTGATCTGGATAATACGGGTTTTCAATTTGGCTAAGATCTTGGCTGGTCACAGGTTTTGATGCACTACAAGGTGCCAAGGTAAATGCAGGATAACCGTACATTACTGCTTCTGTAGCGGCATTAGAATTAAATGTAACCAAGGCAAATACATCATTGTCTAAGGCCTGTTTCAATGTATTGCTAATTGTCCTATCTGTTCTTAGTTTAGCCCTAGCACGTATTTCTATAGGTCTATCTGTATATTTTTTAATTGTTTCTATAGTTTCGGTGGTCCATTGGTCTAGGTCAATACCATAAAACTTACAGGGCTTCTCGTCAGGCAATGCCAACAATATTTTCTTGCCGCCTTTTTTCCAAGGTTCAATTTTCTTTTGAAACTTATCCCATCTATCGCTAGGACGCGGAACAATTTCATCATGTTGCAGATTATTTTTTACAATTCTATGCCAGTATTTCCAACCGTTGGGATTTTGAGTACTAACATCATTACCAAAATATCCAGTATCCATGTAATAAAACGTTCTGTTATCTTGCCAACAACGTTTCATTATTTTATGTTTTAAAATGCCTCTTAAGATAATTGGATCTGTGGAATCTTCGTAGACAAAATCTTCTGTTGAAACTACGGAACTGTTGCAACCCCGGGCAAGTTTATTGATATATTCATCTTCGCCGTCTTTGCTTAAAAATACCCAGTTAGTCATTTACGCTCAATATCCTCTTCAACACACTTTTCACCAAATTGAATTTCAATAACTTTTAATGGAATGTTAGTTTTATTGACTAACTGATGCCACTCTTTATGTCCTATGTAGGTCTGCATGTTTTTCATCACAAAGTTTTTCATCACAACATTTTCATCTGCATCAAGAGTATTAACTGTTGCAGTCCCTTCAGTTACAAACCAATGTTCAAAACGATGTTCGTGTCGTTGCATTGATAAACTTTTACCTGGATCAACGGTAAGTTCTTTTACTTTTACATGAGGGCCATCTTCATGCAATACACGATAGTATCCCCAGGGTCGTTCTGTTTTAGGAGATTTCCATTCTTGTAGAATCCAGCTGCTTGAATTCTTTTTATCTTCTCCGCCAACGCCAAATACAAACTCAACGTGTAACATCTCTTCTAATATATCCATCTCTGGAATATTAGTTTTAGTTCTGTCACCGCCATTGGCAAATACTATTTGAGCGTTTGGGTGTATTGCTCTTACTTTTCTAATAGCATCCTTGGCGCTATTATCGCTGTCGTCAAAGTTAATAACTCTGTCAACATTATGTAGTGCTGAAATAATAGTTGCACGTTCTTCCCAGGGCATGAATTCTTGCCCTTTCTTTCTACGCAACCATTCATCAGAGTTAACTCCAACAATTAATGAATCGCCGAGTTCTCTAGCTGAATTAAAATAGGCAATGTGCCCAGAATGAAGGGGGTCGAAACCCCCTGTGATTAATACAATGCGTTTCATACGGATATTTAGTTATCCGCATTTTAACTTATTTAAAGACTGGCGTCTTCTAATCCAGATACCCGCAGTTTAACAATGTTACTTAGATGCCATTGTTTCTGATCAAGTGCTTTAATAATACCTAGCCATTTATTTCTAAGTAGTGCAAAATCATTGATAATCTTCTCAAAATCTACCACGTCAGCTTCGCCTTCTACAAACTTTTCACAGTCTCTAGAGCTTAACTGACGTTGGTAGTTTTCAAGGTATTTACGAAAATGTTGACTACGAAGTCTACGGAGTTCAATGTTAAGGTATTCTAAGATTCCTTCAATTTCTTGAAGTTGATTAAAACGTTCCTCTACAATTCCAGGCATTAACGAACTTGCC